AGCAGGAGACGAAGTACCTGGCGCTGGAGGACTGGGACCGCAACGCCTCAATGGTGGCGGAGCAGCGGCTTGCCGGCCGCGAGGCATACGGCGGCCTCGACCTGTCCGCAACTAGCGACCTCACCTCTCTGTGCTGGCTTTTCCCAGATGACGAGCGCGGCGGCTTCGACGCGCTATGGCGGGTCTGGACGCCGGAGTCCCGGCTAGGCGATCTCGACAAGAGGACGGCCGGACTTGCTGCGGTGTGGGTGCGCCAAGGGCTGCTTCACACCACGCCCGGAAACGTCGTCGACTACGACTTCATCAAGGCACAGATCGAGCGAGATATGGATTCGTTCGATGTCCGGTCGTTGGGCTACGACCCCTGGAACGCATCGCAGCTCACGAACGACCTGATGGAGCTCGGGGCGCCGATGGTGAAGGTGCGGCAGGGGTTCGCCACCATGTCCCCGCCGACGAAGGAGTTGCAGCGTCTCCTGCTGGCTGGGACATCGGGAAAGCCGCTGCTGCGTCACGGCGGCAACGCCTGTGTGCGCTGGCAGGTGGACAACTTCGCGGTGGCGATGGACCCGGCCGGCAACGTGAAGCCAGCGAAGGACAAGGCCGGAGACAAGATCGACGCCGTGGCGTCCCTGATCACGGCGCTGTCCGAGGCCATGACCCGCGAACCGGTTCAGAAGTCGGCTTACGAGGACGGCGACCTGGAGGTCGTGTGAGGGGGTGGCCGTCGTGTGGGGCTGGTTTCCGTGGCGCCGTACCGCGGTGCGCAGGCGGGTGGTGGTGAATCTCGCGGACAAGGCGTTCGCGGGGGTGCTGTGGGCGAAGCGGGGCCCGCTGCTGGTGCTGCGGGACGTGACGCTGATGCAGCACGGTGCCGCGGACACGCCGATGGACGGCGAGGTCATCGTCGAGCGTTCGAGGGTGGAGTTCATCCAGGCGGCGGGAGGCTGACGTGACGTTCGTCGTCTCCCAGGGCCAGCTGTCGGCAGTGTCGATCTCGCCGATGGCCGCGTCCGCGGCTTATGTGCAGCTCGCGGACGGCGTGTATCACGAGTACGCGCACCTGTACCGGTGCCAGCCGCAGATCCGCACTGTGGTCAGCTTCCTGGCCCGGAACATCGCCCAGTTGGGGCTGCATGCTTACCGCCGGGTGTCGGACACGGACCGGGAGCGGCTGACGGATCACCCGCTGCCGCGGATTCTGGCCGCGCCGGGCGCGCAGCTGACGCGTTACCGGCTGGTCGAGCGTCTGGTGTCGGACATCGCGATCTACGACCGGGCGTTCTGGGTGAAGGTCCGCATGGATTCCGGTGCGCTGCTCGGGGTGATCCCGATCCCGCCGTCGCGGATGGAGATCGAGGGCGACAACTGGCTTCAGCCGGAGAAGTTCGTGGTGTACGGGTCGAAGGGTGACCTGGAACTGTCCCCGGACCAGGTGGTGCACTTCCACGGCTATGACCCGGTGGATCTGCGGCACGGCTCATCCCCGATCGACGCGCTGCGGTCGCTGCTGGCGGAGGAGTTCGAGGCGAATCGGGCCCGCGAGCAGATGTGGCGCAACGGCGGCCGGCTCTCGGGTGTACTTAAGCGCCCGGCGGACGCCCCGAAGTGGGAGCCCGGCGCGAAGGCCCGATTCCGTGAGGGCTGGCGCGGCTACACGCAGAGCGGCCAGGGCACGCCGATCCTCGAGGACGGCATGGAGTACGAGCAGCTGGCGATCGACCCGGCGAAGGCTCAGTACATTGAGGCCCGCAAGCTGACCCGCGAGGAGGTCGCGGCGGCCTACCACATTCCGCTGCCGATGGTCGGAATCCTCGACCATGCGACCTTCTCCAACATCAAGGAACAGCACCAGCAGCTCTACCAGGACACTCTCGGTCCGTGGCTGACGATGATCCAGGAGGAGATCGGTCTCCAACTGATCCCGGACCTGCCGGACTCGGACGACGTCTACGTCGAGTTCAACCTCCAGGAGAAGCTGCGCGGGTCCTTCGAGGAGCAGGCCGCCCAGTTGCAGACGGCGGTCGGCGCTCCGTGGCTGCTGCGCAACGAGGCCCGCGCGCGCATGAACCTCCCGGCGCTCGACGGTGGGGATGAGCTGATCACCCCGCTGAACGTGCTGGTCGGTGATCAGGCATCGCCGACGGACTCGGCGCCGGAGGCGGCGGCGCTCCCAAAAGCGCGGGGCCGCCTGATGCTGGTGAAGGCGGCCGGACCCGACAGGCCCGAGCTCGGGAACTTCGAGCAGGAGCGTGACGCTTTCGCGGAGGCGCTGTCGAAATGGACGCAGCGCCAGGCCGACCGGCTGCTGTCCCGGGCCGGCGCGAAGGCGGATGGCCCGCCGGACCTTCTGGCGTGGTGGGACGGCGGCTCCGAGGACCGGCTCGCAGAGTTGCAGTCCCTGATGGCCGAGCACGGCTACCGCATTGCCCAGCTCGGCGCGTGGGGCGTGCTGGACGACTTCAATCCGGAGGCGTCGGGCTGGGATCCGGAGGTCATGCTGCCGTGGCTTCTGGCCGCGGCGGAGACGCACGCTTCCCAGCATGAGCAGGCCGGCCGCGACCAGGTGGCTGTCGTGCAGGAGGGGCCTGCCGACAACTGGCAGGACTCTCTCCGGAACGCTGCGGCTGTCTGGGTGACGGCTTCCGTCATGCGCGCCGCGACAGCGGGCGCGGAGGCGCGCGGGTTCGGCTCTCACGATGCCGCGGGCGCGTCCGGCGTCACGAAGAAGATCTGGCGGACGGGCGGGAAGAACCCGCGGCCGTCCCATAGGGCGCAGGACGGCGAGCGGGTCTCGCTGGATGACGTGTTCTCCAACGGATTGCGCTGGCCGGGTGACGGCAAGGGCGAGGCGAAGGAAACCGCGAACTGCAACTGCCGCTTGGAATACGCACAGGAGTGATCATGCGAATCAAGAGCTGCCCCGTGCGCATCAAAGCGGCGGGTGAGCACGAGGGAACCGACGAGGGCACGTTCGAGGCGATCGTGGCCGCGTACAACCTGGACTCGGTCGGAGACAAGATCACACCGGGGGCGTTCGCCGACACGATCGCCGCCTGGCAGAAGTCGGGCGACCCGATTCCGGTGCTGTGGTCGCACATGTCCCACGACCCCGAGTACCACATCGGCGAAGTCCTCGAGGCGGAGGAGCGCCCGGAGGGCCTGTGGGTGAAGGCCCGCATCGACACCGAGCCGGGCACCAAGGCAGCCCAGGTGTACAAGCTCCTCAAAGGCCGCCGGGTCACCCAGTTCTCCTTCGCCTATGACGTCGAGGAGGGCGCGTGGGTCGACCAGAAGGACGGCGAGGGCTACTACGAGCTGCGCAAGCTCAAGCTCTACGAGGTCGGCCCCACCCTGATCGGCGCGAACCAGTCGACGGAGCTGCTGGACGTGAAGTCCGCCGACGGCGCCACCATGCGCATCGCGGTCGAAGGCGCCTCCGCCGCACAGACCGAAGAGCTTCGCCATGCCCTGTCCGGGGCGATGGCGGCGAAGGCCGGCAGGACGCTGTCGGCGAAGAACGAGGAACGCGTCGCAGAGATCGCACGCCTCGCCAAGGAGCTGCTGGACTCCCTGTCTTCCAGCACCGATGACGAAGAGAAGGCCACGCCTGTCCCGCCCGAGACGCCCTCGCCGCAGCAGCCTGCGGCCAAGGAAGCTCCGGCCGGTCCGAGCCCCGCCTCGCTCCGTCTGCAATCAGATCTCGCCGCGCTGGCGGCCGAGGTCTCCTCGCTTACGGACTGAGGAGAGCCGTGAACAAGATCGAAGAGCTGAAGGAACAGCTCAAGCACCACCTGCTCCAGGCCCAGACGATCGCCGCGAAGGCGGACGACGAGGGCCGCGACTTCTCAGACGAGGAGCGCACGCAGGTCACCGAGCACATGAAGAAGGCGGGCGAGGCCAAGGACGGCCTGGAGAAGGCCAAGGCCTCCGCCACGATGCGGCAGGCGCTGGCCGACCTCGGCGAGGGCGTCGAGCTCGACGAGAAGTCGGGCGAGCGCCGTACCCCGTCTGGGCTGGTCATCCCCGACGCCAAGGCGTCCCTCGGTGAGACGTTCGTCAAGTCGGGCGAGTACCAGTCGCTGATGCAGTCCGCACCGAACGGCGTGTTCGGCAAGGACCACCGGGTGCAGTCCCGGCCGGTCGGCTACAAGGCGCTCGTCACCGGCGGCAGTGACACCTCCGGCGGCGCGTTCGTCACCAACCAGATGATGGGTCTCCAGGTCGGCCAGCTGGCGTTCCAGCGCCCGCTGCGGATCCGGGACGTGGTCACGAACCTGACCACCACGTCGGACACCATCGAGTACGTGCGCATGACGTCGCAGACGAACAACGCGGCCCCGGTCGCGGAGTCGGCGGCGACCGCGGACCCCGGCTCGATGAACGCGGCGAACGGCGTGAAGCCCGAGTCGGCGCTGGCGTGGGCGAAGGTCACCACGCCGGTCCGGACGATCGCGCACTGGATCCCGCTCACCAAGCGGGCCCTGTCCGACGCCGCCCAGGTCCGTAGCATCATCGACGCCTTCCTCCGCTACGGCCTGGAGGAGGAGCTCGAGGACCAGATGGTGGCCGGCGACGGCACCGGCGAGAACCTCGAGGGCCTGTCCAACGTGTCCGGCGTGCAGGCGCAGGCCTGGGACACCGACGCGCTGACGACGACGCGCAAGGCCCGCACCAAGGTGAGGCTCGTCGGCCGCTCCACACCGAACGCCTACCTGCTCAACCCGTCCGACCTGGAGACGATCGACCTTCTCCAGGACAACGAGGCGAGGTTCTACTTCGGCGGCCCGCAGGGTCTGGGCACCGCGGGCACCCTGTGGGGGCTGCCGGTCATCGAGACCGAGGCCGTCCCGGCGGGCACCGGCTACGTCGGCGACTTCAGGAAGGCCGTGCTGTGGGACCGCGAGCAGGCGTCCATCACCATCTCGGACAGCCACGCGAACTTCTTCATCCGCAACATGGTCGCGATCC